CTGTGGTAAATACTTGATATTGAGATAAATCAAAACCCATCTCAACTAATAGATTATGTGCGGTTGCACCAATATAAGCCTGTAATTCTTTAAATTTTGGATCACCTATTAATGTTGTTGAGTGAAATACATGACCCATGTCCCCCTTATTTCCAAACTTTTTATTACGTTTATCTATTGATTCTTTTAAATTTTTTTGTGATATTTTTATATATTTATCAGATGCTTTATTTAATTTTTTAACAAACTTTGGCTCGTCTGCCCACCATATAGGACATTTAAAATATTCTTCTAATTGTAATTGTTTTGGATAACTCATTTATAAGGCCATCCTAAATTCCATATAACTAAACTATATCTAGATCCTTTTTTAACTGGGCATACTCTATGCCAAACAAAACCAGGAAATACAACTAAAGATCCTTTTGGTAATATCTCAGTGCATTTTTTTATATTTGGTTTTTTATCTGGATCCATATTTCTAAAATCAAATTCTAGTTCTCCACCTTTATAATCTTTTGGATCTGATAAACTAACTGTTACGGATAGTTTTCTAATTTTACCATGAGAAGGATCATTTTGATTTTCTCTCCAATAAGGTCTATCCCAACCATCACAGTGCCAATCATAAAATTGTCCTTTTTCATATTTTGTAAACTGACAAGACTCAGAAAAATCCCATTGAAAATTCCAACCTGCGTTTTCATTTGCTCTGTGAACATAAGGTTGTATTTCTTTATAAATCCACCTATCGTTCATCCAAACAATATTAGAATCTCTTTTTGTTTTTAAATCTTTAATTTGTTTTTGATTTAATTTTTTATTACCTAAACCACCAGTCACCGCCATTTCATCAGAAATAGATTTTCCGTATTTAACTATTTCATCACAAATACGTCCTGGGATTGCTGATTGAAAATACCAATAATAATTCGTTAAGTTCATCTTTCTATATCTTTCTTATATCAATTATTATGAAACTGTCAATGTGCCTGAAGCTGTGAATGTAGCTAACTTATCTCCACCAGGGTGAGTTGAAGTTGAACCTCCAGGAGTTACTGATAAAGTTGCGTTACTTGGAAATCTTACAATAACAATACCTGATCCACCTGCTGCACCTGTTTGACTTGGTGCACCAGATCCTCCAGCTCCACCGCCACCACCACCTGTGTTTGCAGTTCCAGCGTCAGCTGCACCTCCTCCACCTGGTACTCCTCCACCAGCTCCTCCACCACCAGCTCCAGCATTACCACCGACTCCTGGTCCAGAGTTGTTATTAGATCCACCACCTCCACCACCACCTGCGTATGTTGTGCATGAGTTATTAATATTGTTTGGTGCTCCTGCACCTCCTGGTCCTGCAGGATTTCCTGGTCCAGAACCTGATTGGCCTGCTTGTGTTGCTCCACCACCACCAGCTCCAATTGTATTAGGTGCTCCTGGTGCAGTTCCACCAGCGTTACCTTGAGGTGGATCAGTAGGAGGTGTATTACCTGCTCCTCCAGCGTCACCTGGTCCACCACCTCCACCACCAGATGCACCAGCTTGTCCAGGTCTATTACCTCCACCACCGCCACCACCACCGGCTGATTCTATTGTAGAAAAACTTGAAACAGTTCCATTTGTTCCATAACCATCTCCAGAAGTTTGATTGGGTGAACCACCAGCTCCACCAGCACCAACAGTAACTGTATATGATCCTGGACTTATTTCTAATGATGATCCTTGTAAAGGAGAGGGTCCATATCCTGAAGCTCTATATCCACCAGCACCACCTCCACCAGCTCCTTGACCTGGTGAAGAATTTCCACCTCCACCTCCAGCACCACCTGCTACTACTAAATAATCTGTACTATAAAAAAAGAAAGGCCATGTATCATCTCTTCTTGCTGCAAGTTGACTTTTTAAATTCCATACACCACTTGCTTTGTTTAATTCTTTTACTACTACAATTCCTGATCCACCTGCTCCCGATGTTCCAACAACTTGACCACTACAAGTAAATCCTCCACCACCACCGCCACCACCAGTGTTAGTTCCTCCTGTTCCTGCTGTTTCTGGTCCTGCATCTCTACCATCTGCTCCTCCTCCAGGTCCACCTGATCCTTGACCAGAACCACCTCTAGCTCCACCACCGCCACCACCAGCTAATGTACTACACGATAATGGTGAACTACTTGATCCATTTCCACCATTTCCAGCAGCACATGATGAAGCATTGTTACCTGCTCCTCCAGCGCCGCCACCACCGCCACCAGCAAATTTTGGAGGGCCTGATCCATTTCCACCATCATTACCTTGATTAGTAGTTCCACTACCGCCTGCTTGTTGAGGACTGGGAACATTACCACCAGATCCACCTCCTCCAGATCCACCTGGTAAAGCCACACCTGGGCTACCACCACAATTTCCACCACCGCCTCCGCCACCAGTTGCTGACGTTCCATTAACTGTAGAAACATTTCCAGGGTTTCCTGCTGATCTTGTTGGTCCACTTACAGCTGCGCCACCTCCGCCAACTACAACTGGTATACTTCCTGGTGCACCTGCGTTTACTTCTGTGCAAAGATAACCTCCACCGCCACCGCCGCCAGCGTTGGTTGTTCCACCTCCGCCACCACCAGCTACAATTAAAGCTTGAACAACTCTAGTTCCTGGTTGTGCTGTAATACATCCTGATGAAGTTTTAGTTGTAATTGTATTTTTTCCAAAAGAGGATTTATTTAGTTTACCGATTATACCGCCATTAGTTCTGGCCATGTGAGTCTCCTATGCGGACACCCAAGCTGTGCCGTTCCAATCGTAAACTGTTGGTGTTTCCGCTGTGTCGTCTGATTTTGATGCTTCCCAACCTTTTGTGTTGTCAGCATTATATTTATCTTCGTTCCAATTAATTATGTATACTACATCACCTTCTTCAGTGATTGTTGGATAAGTTACTGGTGCTTGCCAGTCATCACTTGCATCTAAAGACCATGATGCAAAAGGTTGTGGTGCAATAAATTTATCTTTTGTTGAGTCGTATGTATACCCAGAACCACAATATTGTTTTCTGAAATTATTATTATAAGAAGTTTGTTTCCAAGTCCCTCCTTTAAAAAAATTAACACACCATGTTTCTCCATCGACATGCATGTCATTTTCTCCCAAAGGACCTGCAGCTGTTTCAATATCATTTGCTACAACCACAACTCTTTGAACAACTAAGTTTGTTTTTGAGCTATCAAATTTATCTGTTTCTTCTCTTAGTTCTGCAAAATGTGCCATATTTATTCTCCTTAAAGTTTATATTTATAATTTAATTTTAACTTATAGTCAACGTTCCGTTTGCAGTAAATGATATTACTGTACAACCGCCTGCAGGGGCCGGTAACGTTGATTTTGTTCCTCCTGGTGTCACACTAAATGTAGGTCCTAAAGGTCCAGGTGCTCTTAATACAACAATTCCTGATCCACCATTTCCTCCTGCAACAGGATTACTTCTTGTTCCACCGCCACCACCACCAGTGTTAGCTGTTCCAGCAGTTCCTGCTACTCCAGTTGAATTTGAACCTGCTCCACCACCACCATTTCCACCAGCTCCAGGTGTTCCTCCACAAAATACTCCACCACCTCCACCACCTGCATAGAAAGTTGCTGAATTAGTAATAGAATTTGATAAACCAACACCACCGTCACCAGCATTAGCTGGGGCTGAATTTTGTCCTACAGCACCTGCTCCTCCGCCACCAGCTCCAGCAACTGGAGTATGTGCAGGAGAATTACCTCCATCATTTCCTTGTCTTCCGTTTAAAGCAGGTGAACTAAATACTGTACATCCAGATCCACCACAAAAAGGAGATGGACCAGGTCCAGCATTTGATGCACCACCACCAGATCCTCCAGGAATACCAGGTGCTACAGGACCAGTAGCATTTCTACCACCACCTCCTCCACCACTTGAAGTTATATATCCAACTGATGAATCAGCGCCACATCCACCTCTTGCAACCGCTTGTCCTGCACCACCAGCTCCAACTACTACGGCGTGAGGTCCTGGACTTAAAAATAATTTTGTACCACCTGGAAAAGATGATCTATAACCACCTGCACCACCTCCAGCACCAGAGTCAGCACCACCTGCACCACCTCCAGCAACAACTAAATAATCAAATGCTACACCACATCCTGTATCTAAAATATTTAAATTTGTAGACGCTTTAACTTGCGCTATCATGTTTATTCCATCTAAAGAAGAAACGGGTGCACACGTACTACATGTTGTAAAGAAAGCTCCTGCAGAAGCATCCGTTCTTGCAACAACAATTCCTGAACCACCTGCACCAAGGACACCACAGCCAGCAGGAGCAGATGCCTTAGCTCTACCACCACCTCCACCACCAGTATTTGCAGTTCCACTTACAGCAGGTTGATTAGTTGGATGAGGAGAATTTCCTGCTCTTCCACCTTTTCCTCCACCACCTGCACCACCTGCTCCAGCGCAGGCACAATTTGAATAAGTAAAACCTCCTCCACCACCTGCGTATGAAGTGTCTGTTCCTGTAATTGTATTTGGTGCTCCAGCACCACCATCTCCTCCATCAGAGCCATAACTGTCTGGTCCTGAATTACTTCCGTTAGCAGTAGCTCCTCCTCCACCACCTCCAGCATATCCAGACGAACCCGAACCATTTCCACCCGTATTACCTTGAGGGGGACTTACAGGGGGTGTATTACCTGCAGCACCTGATGTACAAGGACCTGCACTTCCTCCACCACCAGATCCACCAGTGTGAGCAGCAGTAGGGCTAGAACCACTACCTCCTGCACCACCACCTGCTGATGTTATTGTTGAAAAAATTGAATCGGCACCACTATTTGCATTTTGACCAGCCGCTCCACCAGCTCCAACTGTAATTGCGTGTGTTCT